ATTTAAAGCGCCGTCTGTTACTGTTTTAAATGCTTCAGATCCTAGTGTTGCGGTAAGTGATACTGACACTAATTATAAAGGAATAATGACATGGAGAAATTCAGGCAGTGAAAATGTCTTAGAGTTTGTAACAAGATATGGTGGAACTTATTATACAAATAATTTAGTTTTAGACAGAGGAAATGTTGCAATTGGAACTGAAACGCCTGACCAAACAGGATATGGTTATAAAGTTTTAACTATAATGGGCGGTACTACTGCGGGTTATGCGGGTACTATAGAACTACTGGCGCCAAGCGTTGATGCCGAAGGGCAAAACTATGGTATACTTTCTTTTGGTGCAGGTGGTACACGAACTGCAATGATAAGTGCTAATAGACAAGCCGCTAACAATGCCGGTAATTTGCGATTTTGGACTGCTCCCGGAGGTGCCGGTATTCAAGAAAGAATGAGGATAGATAAAGACGGTAACGTAATTATTGGAAACACAAATGTTGATAATCCAAACTCATTAGATAAAGTTTTAGAAATAGAACACGGAGGTTCTGTTGGATTGATATTAAATGATTCAAGAGATACTCCTATTGGATTAGAAAATAGAGGCGCTGTATTTCATTTAACACATAATACAGATTCAAGATTAGTTGTTTTGGGTGCTTCCGGAAATGTCGGGATTGGGACAACTTTGCCTCAGTTTAAATTAGACGTACAATCAAACAGTGATACAGCACCCAGCGCATATTTAAGAGGTGGTAAATCTTCACAAGGAGAAATACAAAACACAGGTTTAATTGTAGGTACTCAAACAGATATGGTAGCTGGTGATTATCAGGGTATAAGTTTTACTGGATATACAAGTGCAAGTGCTATCAGAAGAGGTAGAGCTGCAATTGGTGTAGAAGCTATAAATGGGCCTGGTAAAATGGATTTAGTATTCATGACTAGATATGCTGATGACGGTACTCAATTAGGTGCGGCTGATGAAAAAATGCGTATTACAAGTGGTGGGAACGTCGGGATCGGTACGACTAATCCTTTAGCGCCATTAAGTATTGGATCGGGTTCTTTAACAGATGCTAATATACCAGTACAAATAAGCACATCAGGCGGTACTTCACAAAGATGGTTTGGTGTAAATAAAGACGGTAGTTACGGTTTATTAATGGGCTATTTAAATGGAGGCTCTATTGGAGATGGGGGCACAGGTGCTTATATTAGAAATATAACTGAAGACCCTCTTTATTTTATGGTTAGTAATAGTGATTTAGCTATGACTATACTAGCGAATAAAAACGTCGGGATCGGGGTGGATTTGCCTAGTGCTTTATTACATTTGAGTGGGAACACCCCATATATTTATATAGATGATACCTCTACTACAGGAACAAGAAATAGGTTCCAATTAACAGTAGGGGATGTAGGCACTACTCAATCAGGTACTTTTGGATTTAATAATACTTCAGGTACATCGCTATTAGAGGTACTAACTTTAAATGAATCAGGCAACGTAGGGATCGGTACGCATTCGCCTAATAGAAAGCTAACAATATCTGATGGCACTACTAATAATTACTTAGTAAGTGCAAAATGGTATAAAGGCGCTTCTAATTTTAGTAATCCATTTATAGTTATTGTAAGTAATTTTGCAAACACTGGTTCATATCCACAAATAATTATAAAAATAAATTTAATAGGTCATGGTATATCTGCCAATAGAGCTCAATTTACAGAATCAATATGTACTTATGATTTAACAAATGGTGATTTACAACAAACAAATATAAGCCATAAAACAGTTGGTACTAATGCAGTTGCAGCTGGTGTTTTTTCTGTAAGCGGAACAAGTATAGGTTTTACACCTCTTAGACAAACAAATTATGACCAATTTAAAATAGAAGCCGACATCCAAAGCTATTCTGCTACGTTTGATTATTAAAACTTTAAAATATGAACTGTAAACATTGTAATAAAAAAATAACTGAATACATTAATGTAAAAGAATTAAAAGATAAGCAATGTTTTGCTTGTGGTAGTTTTTTAACTGACAAAGAAATAGAAATATTAAAAAATAAATAATTATCTTTGTAAAAATATTGAACAATGGCAAATTTTTATAAATGGACAGTAAATCAAATGAACGCCCGTATAGAAGAAGATGGGAATCAAAACGTAATATACACAGTACATTGGACGTATACCGCACAAGACGACAAAGAGCCGCAATATACCGCTAGTCAAATAGGAACTTACTCTTTACAGTATGATCCATCAACACCTTTTGTTCCTTATGAAGATGGGGAAGGGTTTGAAAATATTGTCATTAGTTGGTTAAAAGCAGGACTGCCTGTAGCTGACATGGAAGCAAGTTTATCTAAACAAATAGATTTAGAGAAGCATCCTATAGATGAAGATTTATACTTTACATGGGATAACCCAGTTCCTCCGGCACCGGTTGAAGAAGAATAATATATTTACTATATTTACATAAATAAAATTAACATTAAAAATAAATTAAAATGAGTGAAATTAAATTAACTGAAGACGAATTAAAAAAAATTCAAGAACTAAACCAAGACTTTACTAAAGCTAAACTAGAGATTGCTGATAATGTATTAAGACAGCAAATGAATCTAAAAGCTTTAGAAGACTTAAGAGGTGCGTTTGGTATTGAAGAGAAAAAATTAGCGGAGAAATATGGGCAAGATGCTGTTATTGATTTAGCAACAGGTATTGTCACTAAAAAACCGCAAGCAGTAGAAGCAGAACCTATAAAATAAAACAATGGCTAGAATAAGTAATACCACAGCGTACTCAAGTATAATTCCTACACTGCCGGATTACTTTGTGCTAACTGATGCAGAAAACAATTTAAACACTAAAACTTGTACGTTAGAAAACTTACAGACTTTATTTGGTTTAAATACTACGTCTGTTACAATAGCTATTCCAGAAACGTATTTAAAAGTAATTGCAGCACAACCATACACATTGCTAGCTCCTCCTGGAGACGGTTATGTGTATGATGTTAGCCAGATTGTAAGTTTAATCATTCCAGGATCAACTCCTTATAATTTTGTAAACACTTTAAATATAACGCAAGGCGCTATTCAAGAGCCGTTGCCACTACTTTTATTAAATGCTGCAAGTAAAAAAGTATATAAAAATGATCCTTCACCTGCTGAGTTTATTACAGAAAACGCAGGAATAACATTAGGCGGACTTGCTAGTCCAAGCGATGGAAATGGAACTTTATATATAAATATTACATACAGAAAGCTAAAATTAGATTCTACATTTTAATTAAATGGACATTAGAAAGATTTCAATAGGAGCAGACTATAAGTCTGGAGCTATGCATTACATAGTAGGGCAGGATGTTCTTGGAGGATCTTATATTATTCATTTAATACAGCACGACTCAGGCGCAAGTTCATATAAGATTTGGATAGAAAAAAATAAAGAAATTGTTATATGGAAAGAGTTTAAAACTACACTTCCTATTTCTATCGAATATAATATAAACTTTTAATGCAATCCCCATTCTCATTTATCGTACGTCCTGTAAATGGCAAAAGGTATGATAACGTAAAGAAAATAGGTGACTTAGATTTTTTAATTAGCGTATCAAAAGAAGATCATAAAACGGCTAATAGGTATGCGCAAGTGGTGTCAACTCCAATAAATTATTCAGGAGATGTCAATATAGGTGACATACTTTTAGTACATCATAATGTTTTTAAATATTACAATGACATGTACGGGCGTGAGAAAAGTGGTAAAAGCTTTTTTAAAGACGATTTATTCTTTATTGACTTTGATCAATTTTTTTTGTATTATAATAAAGAAGAGTGGAAAAGCCATTCTAAGTATTGTTTTATAAAACCTATTCCGCCAAAAAAATCTTTTTTAGGAAAGACTGGAAAAGAAGAACCTCTTATGGGTGTTGTTAAATATAACAATCAAGAGTTAAAAAACTTAGGTGTAAAGGTAGGAGACGAAGTGTCTTTTACTCCTGAGTCTGAGTATGAGTTTTATGTAGAAGATGAAAAGCTATATAGAATGTTTACAGATAACATAACTATGATTATGTAAATGGATATTAAAGATATTAAAGAACAAATAATAAAAGCTGGAGAAAAAGCTGTTATACAATTAATAAAGGTAGCTAAAGAAGATATTATTAAATACGATAAGGATGATGAGTTAGCTGCTGACAGATTAAAGAATGCTGCCGCTACTAAAAAGCTTGCTATCTTTGACGCTTTTGAGATCCTTAAAAGAATAGAAGACGAAAAGCAATTATTAGAGGGTGGTGATATAAAGAAAAATAATACCCCTAAAGGATTTGCAGAATCAAGATCTAAATAACTTATACACTACACTAACTAGAGTAGTTCCAAAAAATGTTTTATCTACAAAGAATAAAGCAAGAACTTGGACTTATGGTTATAATGAAAAATATAATTTTGTCGTTATATCTAAGTCAGGTCAAATAGGTGATGTCATAGAAATAAATGGCCTACATATTGCATTACCAAAAGCTCCTACAAAAGTTTATTCAAGATCCAAAAAAAAAGAAGATCAGTATTGGGAGGCACATGAAATAAGTAAAGAACTAAAAAGAATACAGTCAATATTTCAATGGCATGAAGCTCCAATACAATTCAAAAACAAATGGGTGGATTATATCGAACAAGAGTTTGACAGGAGAGAAGAAGGTTTTTGGTTTATGAATAACGGCGTTCCTACTTACATTACAGGAACACATTATATGTATTTACAATGGACAAAGATTGACGTTGGCCATCCAGACTTTAGAGAAGCAAATCGTTTGTTTTATATATTCTGGGAGGCATGCAAGGCTGATAAAAGAAGTTTTGGTATGTGTTATTTAAAAATAAGACGTTCTGGGTTTTCATTTATGAGTTCGTGTGAAGGTGTTAACACAGCGACAATAACTAAAGATTCTAGAATAGGTATACTATCAAAAACTGGTGCGGATGCAAAGAAGATGTTTACAGATAAGATAGTGCCAATATCAAACAACTATCCTTTCTTTTTTAAACCTATACAAGATGGTATGGATAAGCCTAAAACAGAATTAGCTTATCGTGTTCCAGCTTCTAAGATTACTAAAAAGAATATGTATACAGTAAGTGAAGAGGAGCTTGAAGGGTTAGATACAACAATTGACTGGAAGAATACATCTGATAACAGTTATGATGGTGAGAAGTTACAGTTATTGTTACACGATGAAAGTGGTAAATGGGAGAGGCCAGAGAATATATTAAACAACTGGCGTGTAACTAAAACATGTTTAAGATTAGGTAGTAAAGTCATAGGAAAATGTATGATGGGATCTACATCAAATGCGTTAGATAAAGGTGGTAGAAATTTTAAAGATTTATTTGAGTCATCTGATTGCAGAAACAGAAACTCTAACGGACAAACAAAAAGCGGTTTATATAATCTGTTTATTCCTATGGAGTGGAATATGGAAGGTTTTATTGACATGTATGGCATGCCTGTGTTCAAGAATCCAGACAAACCTATTAAAGGAATAGACAAAGAGCCTATTATTCAAGGCGCTGTAGATTACTGGACTAACGAGGTTGAATCATTAACTTCAGATCCTGACGCTTTAAATGAATTTTATAGACAGTTTCCTAGAACAGAGTCACATGCGTTTAGAGATGAAAGTAAACAATCATTATTTAATTTAACAAAAATATACCAGCAAATAGATTATAATGATTCTATAAATATGGGACACTTTATGACTCAAGGAGGTTTCCACTGGAAAGATGGTATAAAAGATTCTAAGGTAATCTGGAGCCCAAATAAAAGAGGTAGATTTTTTGTAACTTACATCCCTAAAGCTTCTCTTCAAAACAATGTGATTACGAAGGGCGGAAAGATGTATCCAGGCAATGAACATATTGGATCGTTTGGTTGTGACTCTTATGATATTTCAGGAGTTGTAGTAGGTAAAGGTTCTAACGGAGCTTTACATGGGCAGACAAAATTTAATATGGATGATGCGCCTAGTAATGAATTCTTTTTAGAATATATTGCTAGACCTCAAACCGCTGAGATATTTTTTGAAGAAGTTTTAATGGCGTGTATATTTTATGGCATGCCAATATTATGTGAAAATAATAAACCTCGTTTATTGTATCATTTTAAAAATAGAGGATACCGAGGCTTTTGTTTAAACAGACCGGATAAAACTTATAATAAGTTATCTAAGACTGAAAGAGAGTTAGGAGGTATTCCAAATTCATCTGAAGATGTTAAGCAATCTCACGCCTCAGC